TTCGTCTTACCGCGGCTCCGCAAGGCTCACCAGACGATGTTGGCCAACATGCCAAAACGCAAGGCGAGCGACGCCTGGTCCCTGGAGACGACGACCGCGCCGATGCCGGGCGAGAACAGCGTGGCCGAGCAGACGATGCACTACGCGCAGGCCGTCCACGAGGGGCGCGTGCGGGACTCGCGGCTCTTCTTTTTTCATCGCCAGGCTGACGATAATGATCCCGAGACGAAGAAACCGTGGGACTTCAGCGACCCCGCCGCGGCAAAGCGCGCAGTTCTCCAGGCGTCTGGTCCGGTTGGCGTCTGGGGCGACACCGACGCCATTGCCGATTTACTTCAAGACCCGAAGGTTGACCGTCGATATTGGGAGCGAGTCTGGCTCAATCGCATGGTGCAGGGCTCGGATCAAGCCTTCGACGTGGCGCGCTGGGCCGAGATCGCGCGCCCCGACCACGTCGTCCCGTCGGGCGCGCTGATCACGGCGGGCTTCGACGGGTCGCGGACGAACGACTCGACGGGCATAGTCTGCACCGAGGTCGAGACGGGCTACATGTGGCTCGCGCAGGGATGGGAGAAGCCTGAGGGCGTCGAAGAGTGGGAGGTTCCGCAGGCCGAAGTCGAGGCCGCGATGGAGGACCTCTTCGACCGCTTCGACGTGTGGCGGCTCTACGCCGACCCGCCGTACTGGGAGACGGTGACGGCGGGCTGGGCTGGGAAGTTCGGGGATGCCGAGTGGCTCGACGTGGCGGGCGAGAGCAAGACGGGGCCGCGCGTCGCCTTGTTCCCGACGAATCGACACCGCAAGATGGCCGACGCAACCCGCGCCTTCGCGAACGCCATCGCAGACGGTAGCCTGACGCACAGCGGAGATGCCGCCCTCGCGCGGCACGTCGCGAACGCGCACCGGAAGGATCTGACCCAGAAGGATGACGACGGCGCGCCGCTCTGGGTCGTCACGAAGGACCGGCCGGGCTCGCCGCAGAAGATCGACTTCGCGGTGGCGGGCATCCTGTCGTGGGAGGCTCGGCGCGCGGCCCTGACCGAGGGCGCCAGACCGGACGGCCCGTCCATTTACGACCAGCGGGCAGCCGCGGGCGTGGAGGCAATCGACGCATGGTGACGATGCTCCGATCGGTGCGGGAGTGGCGCGAGTCGGGTCGGCGGCGCGTCGTGTTGCCGCAGCTCTCGTCGGGGGCCGTCGATCGCCTCGCGGTTCTGGCCGGCGTCGGCCTGATCGTCTACGGGGTTTCGTTGCTGTCGCGTCCTACCGCCGTCATTCTCGCCGGCCTGCTCCTCGTGGCCGGCGCCCTGTGGAGGGCACGATGAGCAGCATGGTGTCGTGGCTCTTGGGCGTGCCCCGGGCCGGCGGCCTGGACCCGCTCGACGACAAGTACTACGACCTCCCGCCCGGGATGCTGTCGCGGGCCGGCCAGCGCGTGTCGGCCGACTCGGCCATGAAGACGAGCGCCGTCTACCGCTGCGTCTCGATCCTCGCAAACGCTCTCGCGATGTTTCCGAAGGGCATGTATGAGAAGCTCGAGGAAGGCCGCCGGGCCGCGCCGGAGCACCCGCTCGACCCGATCATCAGCTTCCGCCCGAACCGCCGACAGAACGCCTTCGAGTTCTGGCGTCAGGTCTGCTACCACCTGGTGCTCAGGCAGAACGCCTTTGTGCAGATCATCCCGGGGCCGACTGGGCGCGGGTGGGTGGGGGGCCTCGTGCCGCTCGACCCGGACCGCGTGAAGGGTCCCGAGGAGCTGGCTGATGGGTCGCTGCGCTACGAGTACGCGCGGCCGAGCGGGCCGCCGGTGAAGCTGATCGCCGGTCAGGACATCTGGCACCTGAAGGGCCTGAGCCACGACGGGCTGAGAGGCCTCTCGATGCTCGACGCGGCGAACGACTCGATCGGGCTCGCGCTGGCCGGCGAGCGCCACGCCGCCCGGTTCTTCGCGACCGGCGTGAAGCCGACGGGCGTCCTGCAGCACGAGAAGACGCTCAAGCCGGAGACGGCGCAGCAGATGAGCGAGTCCTTCGGGCGCGTCTACGGGGGCGAGGCCGGGACCGGAAAGATCCCGGTGCTGTGGGAGGGGATGAAGTTCCAGCCGCTCTCCATGACGCTGCGGGACGCGCAGTTCCTGGAGTCGCGGAAGTTCTCCGTGTCCGACATCGCGCGGTGGTTCGGCCTCCCGCCCCACATGGTCGGGGACGTCGAGCGCAGCACGTCGTGGGGGACGGGGATCGAGCAGCAGGGCCTCGGCTTCCTCGTCTACTCGCTGCAGCCGTGGATCACGCTGATCGAGCAGGCGATCCTCTTCACGCTGGTTGTCAAGCCGGAGCGGTACTATCCGCGGGTCAACGCGACCGCGATCCTGCGGATGGACGCCAAGGCCCAGGCGGACGTGTTCGCCGTGCTGATCGACAAGGGCGTGCTGAACCCCAACGAGTGCCGGGAGCTGCTGGAGCGGAACCCGCGCGAGGGCGGGGACGAGTACGTGGACGTGGCGAAGGAGCCGGCGGCCCCGGCTCCACCCTCGGCCGCGGCCGCGCCGGCTCCCGAGCCTCCCCCCGAGCCAGATCCCGGCGAGGGAGACGCAGCGCAGGCGCTCGCCACCGCGCGCGGGCTCGCCCAGGCGCGGGCCGTCGAGCTGCTGGAGGAAGAGGCCCAGGCGCTCACCCGGCTGGCGAGGCAGCACGCGAAGGAGGGCGACGCCTTCCGTGCCGCTGCCGCCCGCTTCTACGGGCACTTCGCCGGCCGCGTGGCGACCGCCATGGCGTGCGACAAGACGGCCGCGAAGGGCTGGTGCGAGACCCGGCGCGGGATGGTGCAGTCCGAGGGCATCGGTGCGGTTTCTCAGGGCTTCACAGCAGCACAACAGAACGGCGCTCGGGCGCTCGTCGCCCTCGCCCTGAACGGAGGCGCAACATGCTCGCGTTGATTCACGCCGTGGCCGGGCGCCCCTGGGCGATCCGTGCCGAGATCGCCTTCCACGTCCGCGGGATGCTCGCGAAGGAGGGCATCGCCGGGCTGCGTCACCTCGCCGAGCTCAAGGAGGAGATCCACGCGCGCGACGGGCGGATGGCGGGGGGCCCCGCTCGGCCGGCCGGCGGCTCGACGGTCGCGGTAATCCCCGTGATCGGGACGCTGACGCAGCGCGTCCAGGCGATCGGCAGCGCGGAGACCCGCTCTACCGCGGACGTGGCGGCCGAGGTCCGGGCCGCAGCGCTGGAGCCCTCTGTGGACGGGATCGTGCTGGAGGTCGATTCGCCGGGCGGGGAGGTCTTCGGCGTGCCGGAGGCGTGGGCCTCGATCCGCGAGTCGGCGCGCATGAAGCCCGTGGTGGCGCACGCGAACAGCGTGGCCGCCTCGGCCGCCCTCTACCTGGCAAGCGCGGCCCGCGAGGTCTGGGTGACGCCGAGCGGCCTCGTGGGCAGCGTCGGGGTGTACTCGCTCCACATCGACGCCTCGAAGGCAATCGACCAGATGGGCGAGTCCTGGGACTTCATCGTGGCCTCGAAGAGCCCGTTCAAGATCGAGGGCAACCCGGCCGGGCCGCTCACGGGCGAGGCTCGGGCGCACGCGCAGGACCGCGTGGACGAGTACATGGGGATGTTCCTGCGTGATCTGGCGAAGGGGCGCGGGGTGTCCGAGAAGCACGTCGAGGGCAACTTCGGCGGGGGCCGGATGCTCGGCGCGGCCGAGGCGGTCGCGGTCAGGATGGCGGACCACGTCGGGACGTTCGACCAGGCGATCAAGCGGGCCGCGCAGCTCGCCGCCCCGGCCGGCGCCGGGCGCCCGCGCGCCGAGGTCGTGCCGATCGTTCCGGTGGCCGTCGATCCTGTCGAGTTGACCATGCGGGCCGCCCTGGCCGGCGTGAAGGTTGAAAGGGAGATGATCTGATGGCAGTCCTAGTCGCCACACCGCTGGCCGATGCCGGCGTGAACCTCTGCACGACCCTGACGGGCAACGTGGACTCGACGAACATCATGGACCGCGGCCACACGCTGGGCGGGCCGTGCATGCTGCGCGTCGTCTCGACGGTCGGGGCGGGGCCGACCGTGAAGCTGGACATCCAGGGCTCGATGGACAACGTGACGTTCTTCAACGTGCCCTACAGCCTCGTCGCTACGCCGGAGACGTGGGTGGTCGCGCAAATCACGATCATCGCGGCGCTCACGAACTACTACATCCTCAAGGGCGGCGTGCCCTGGCGGTACCTCAAGACCGTGATGT